TCTACAATTTCACCATTATTGAAATTATGATTGTATGCAAGAATATAGTCGTCCGATGTGCTGATACCTGACTGAGTATCACCGTCTACAGATCGACCTTGTACGATAATTTTCTTGTTGGAGTATCCAGATCCAGAATTCTTAACGTAAATCTTAGTTATTGTGTTTTTAGCTTCAAGTGAAGTAAATTTATGGAAACCATAGCTGATGTTTCCAATGTCTACAGTGTTGATGCCTGTTTTTGCATCTTCTGATGTTTTGTATAACTTAATTCTCTTTTCATTAACCACACCAGCGTAGTAAGTTGATCCATCAACGATATTAACAATAGGTGGGTTGCCTCTAGAGTCATATACTATTGCTTCACCTTCTTCAAAGTTATGTCTCTCTGGAAAGAGCACACTTTCATCAAAAGTATCAACTGATGTACCATCAGCCTTGAAGTTTACAACAATAGCACCTCTAACTAGGTTAGATTCAAGGACGGCACCAGTTCCGTTACCACCACTAACAGTAATCTTGGGTTTTTCCTGATATCCGATGCCAGGAGTAACCAATTTAACTTCTCTGAATGATCCAGACACATTAGCATGAGCACTAGCACCAAATCCTTGCGGATCGTTAATGACGAGTGGAGGTCCTGTGATAACATCATAATCTTTGCCTGGATTTGTAACTTTTATGTTGGTAATATTACCGTGGAAGATTTGTTCATCAAAAACAGTCGGTGGGAATATCTCCACACCGTTTGCCATCAAACCAACTGCTCTGTTATTTACCTGTCTCTCATTAGGATCATCAAAAAGATTTTTCTGTTTGTAGAATGGATACTTTCTAAGAATCTTTTGATTTCTAAGTGTTTTATTTTCCCAGCCTGACTTGTAGATAAACTGACCACTAGTTCCTGTTCTTACTGCAATATATTTTTTAGAAAATACGTCAGCGCCACTGAATGACAGATAAAATTCAGTTTGGTTGATTGCAGTTACAAAATAAACACCAGTATTGATGCCACTGTTAGTTGTGTTGTCCCAATAGATTTTATCACCAGTTACATAGTTGTGATTTAAGGGAGGAGGTGTTGCCAGAGTGACGTTGGTGGGGTCAAACGACTGAATGGTATAAGTAAACCCACCGCCGTTTAAAGGGGTTCCAAATCCGTCTGTGACCTCTATGGTGCTACTTTTTACGAATACTTTATTGTCAGTTGCAAAGATTGGATAGTTTGGTAATCCAGATGAAGTGACATAGAAGAATTCTTCTTGTTTGTCTAGGTAACTGTTTTGAATACCAACTGGGAATTGATCTACACCAGCGAAATAACTAGAATTATGCTCTGCTTTAGTAACAGTCTTTGTAATTATGGTTACATCGGTTGGAACAGATCCAGTTGTTTGTATAACAATCGTATTTGAATAAACCTTAGATAGGTTAGTTGTATCATACTCAATATCTTTAACTGTTACGTTAACTTCTTCACCAGCATCATTTCTGAGACGTAATACTTCATCAATATAGAAAACTATAGCATCAAATAACTTGAGTCTGTATGTATTGACGTTTACCTGATTGATAGAAGCAATACTATGACTTGATGGTATGTTGTAGATCCAGTTATTGAACTGAGGCAAGTTGCCTAAGTCTCTACCGAAGGAAAGTAACTTAAGATTATCACCAATCTGCATATTAGTGGATTGGGAAGTATCTGCCTGATCAATAACATTAACAAGTCTAAATTCCATCAATGATGTTTGACCAAAACCAGCATAAGCATATGCAAGTTTGTTTTCTAGAACATCTGCACCAAAAACTAAAGAAGTAGTAACACCAGTAACGTTTAAGAACTGGTTTACGGTTTTATCAGTGTATCTAAGAGTAATAAAGTTAGATCCAGCTCTAGGTCTTACAAGTAATGTACCACTTTGTCCAAATCCAACAGTAGAGTCAACTACAAGACTCTCTGCGGACTCTACAGTCTCCTCTAACGCCTTTGTTTTACCAGGCACTTGGAATATACCATCAAAGGATGTAGAGTCGAGAGACATCTCATAGAAGTCTGTCTGATTGATTGGTCTATACTCTACATTGTAGATAGATGCACTGACTGTACCGATTCCAGACACATCTTGATACAAGAAGTTACCAATAGACTCCAATGGTTGTGCGCCTGGAGTCAAGTTCTCAAGAAGAACGTGTTTAGTTTTGAAATATACGTTTGCAGACGGTACGAGTGTCTGTTCAATCGGTTTTAAAAGCTCGATGTCTTCTCCATAGAGAAGTTTGAAGAGAATCTGATATGAAGAGTCTGTTCCCTTCGACATGTAGAAGTCTTTTGCCCTAGTCAGGATATTTGTAACAGATGTTCCTGTTATAAAGTTCCTGTTTTCAAATCCAGGCAAGAATTCTTCTTTAAACTTGGTGAAGAAGGTCTGTAAGAATAGATTACTTAAGTTAGTGACTGTGGCACCAGTTAAGTGCTGATTAGCAGTCGTTGATGTGAAGCTTAGAAACTCAGCATTGTCTTCTTTTGATATTTGATCAATACCACTGAATCCTCTAGCACACCCAGTAAAGGATGTAGCTGTCTTAGCAGTGTATGTGATGATTTCATTATCAATCTTCAACAATCCATAGGTATCTGGCCATCCAACAGTCGATTCTACGTTTATAGTGGTAGAACCAGCAAACAAGTTGGAAGTAAGAGTTGTAGCAGTTACTAAAGTCTCATTATTGAAAGCACCAATCTTTCTATACTCAGGAAGATTGTTGGCAAGGTCAGTTACACCAGAACTATGTTCCTGAGATGCGTAATATTGATTTAAAAAGCTCGCAAAAAGAGGTGATTCCTCATTTAGAAATTCTGGAATCTGTGATTGTATGACATGAGAGACTTTTACTCTTTTAATATCTGTCATTTACCTTGTGTAGATTGTTTCGCTAGCGTAACTAGATGTTGTGACGTAAGAAGTAGCAGATGTATTCTCACCAGAGGATACAACGTCAGGAAGTGCGTTAACTGTACTGTTAGTAACGTCTAACTGTAAGTACAGATCTTTCAATGCAATTACATCATTAGAATCGGGTATTGCTTCAACTTGAATCAATCCACTTGGAAGCATAGATCCTGTTATATTTACCACATCTAAATTAATCTCTCCGTGAACGTAATCCACAGTCCCAGCATCGTTCTTTACGATCAAAGGAAGGTTATTTACAAGTTTAAAGAAAACAAGTTTACCAAAAGATGTTCCAGCTGTAGGAATATCACCAAGATACAGAGTTCCATCTATATCATTGACTGTAAACCCTGTAGAACGTATGCCATATCCGTTTGGTTGGTCGTAAAAGGCATTTCCGTAGCAAAGTTCATAAGTTGCGAAAGTATTGAACTCAGGGTTCAAGTCCCTTCTCATTTTGACTCTTGTAATGTTGGAAGTAACACCTCTGGCAGAGTCATCAATCAATCCAACAACTTTAGAGTACTTGAATCTACCACCAAAGTCGTTAATGTCAGATGATCTTGAATATGAAGTTAAGGCTTTGGTTACAGATGTGATTAATTCAGTGGTATCTGAAACTGCGTTACTGTTATAGTAAACAGAAGTGTCAACTTCAACATAAAGATACTTAAGGTCAATAATTTCTGGTTTGATACCAGCGATTGAATATTGTTTGAGTTGTCTAGAGATATCGTCCTTTGTAATCTGTGAAAGGAAAGAACCGTTTCTTGGTTTGATGGAAATAAACACTTTTCCAAACTCAGGAGGATCTAACTCCTCTCCACCGTAGGCGGTCACAGACTCGACGTTAGGATATACGAATGGAATGATACCAGAATAGTCACTTGCCGTTACTGCACGGTATTGTGAGGAGTATATACGAGGTGCTAGGTATTTGATCGAACTAATATCTTCAATATCGTCTCCCATTGAAGCTTTATTGGAAGTTGAGATGATTGAAATACCAGTTGTGACTGGCAATGATTGATCGTCTTCTAAAATTCCAACAAATGAGAAATTTTTAGCATTATTTCCGAGTCTTCCGTTTGTAACGATGTAAGAAACAGTTACGATTGCTCCAGAAGGCGGTTTTGTACCTAAAATGCCGTCTCCGAACAAAATTTCGTAATGTTCATCTTCAATTTCTTGAATTAAGAAGAGTTTTGAGGTAGCATCAACTCTTAAAATGTTATCATACAGCGTATAAATCTCTTTTGTCGTAGATTCGACTGTAACACGGATAGAAGTTGTGTCAATATTCGAGTTTGGAAGAATAAAACGCTGATTTGGTTGAGAATAATCAATCTGAAAAACTTTTTGAAGGTAAACTCCTTCGTAAATGTTCAAGTTTTCAAAAAATGCGATATTATTGTCGTCAGTTGTAGCAACAAAGTCGTCTGGAATTGAAAAAATGTAAGATCCACCAACTTGATTACCTACTGCAACCTGTCCAGCCTTCAAAGTTACGAGTCTAGTGTCATTATCGAACATATCAACACTAAAATTAATGGTTGCCATCGCAGATCTACTAGATCTAGGCACATAACCAATATTTCTAGCGAGTGAAACGACGTTTTCACGCAAAGTTGCACTGTCAAGGAAACATTCGTTAACTGCCATGTTAGTATTGTAAGCAGTTATGTAAGTGTTGTACGCTAAAAGGTCAATCAAGGTCGAAAAGTTCGATCCTTCAAAGTCAAAATCAGCGAAATCACTGTTTACACGAAGGTAATCTTTAATTTGTGCTCTTAGATCAGCAAAATCTAAGTTTGTAAACTGGTTAAAAGACATTATATTCTAGTTGATTGGAGAATAAAGTCAACATTTTGTCTTGGGGCTACTATTCCCACGATATCATAACTAATTTCTACGACTAATTCATTAGTATCGACAGGATATGACACTCTTACCTTAACTTGTCTAACTCTAGGTTCAAAGTTTTCCAATAAAAGTTCAATATCGTCCTCTAATTCTAAGGCTATGTCTGGTCCTGCTGGCTCAAACATGGAATTATCAATGTTACTTCCCAAAATAGGGTTGTAAAATCGCTCTCCTAGTTTTGTTCGACAAAGATTCTGCACAGATCTCTTAATGGCGTTCTCATTTACGAACACGCCAATGTCATTAGTGACAGGATGCCTTGCAAAAGTAAGGCTTATGTCTCTAAAATCTCGACTTGTGTTTAATTCTCTGTCAATACTAGGCATTATTCACTCAAATTTTGTTTTCTTTTCTTATCGTTAGAGTCATCACCTACAACTTCACGCAAAATTGTGTCATCTTCTTCTGGTTTTTCGATAAAACCATCATTAGGCACACTAAATTGAGTATTCTTGAGTTTCATATATCGACAAAAATATTATCATTATGTATTTAGACACAAAAAAAGACCCTTTTGAGGGTCTTGAAAAGTTTTTTTCTTAATTTTAACCAGCAGCGAGGGGAGATTGTCCAGAATTACTGTTTGCAGCAGCCTTTTTTCGTGCTTGAGCGCTCACATCATACTGTCCTTTTACACTTCCACTCTTAAAACCAGCACTTTCTACATTAAGAGGCGACTTAGTTGGATCTGAATCCATAATTTTTACCTGTTTTCTTTTTATTTATCAGGAACAGCTCTTATTCTGTCAGGAGAAACTCCTTCACCAAGGTAAAAATTCAATCTTGCGGTTGCATTTTCCCTCGAAAGCTTCACATCTCTCTTCGGATCTTGAACTGACCACCCAGAAGTGGTCAATTCCTCTACTCGCCATGCGTGTCCACCATTAAATTCCATTAGATAATCCTCGTTTTCTCGTGTCCTACTCTAATCTTAGGATCAATCCAGATCTCCATACCCGCTTCTTTTGCATCTAAGCAGAAAGAAACGTCCTCTCCACACATATCTTGGACTTCTCCTGAGTCAAAGACTTGCATCTTTGGTGCGAACCAAGGGTATTTCATATCCTTATGCTCGAATACACCATTTTTGATAAGTAACCAACCAAAACCAGTGTAGTCAACTGTGAAAGGTTTGCGTCTACGAGAGATAGATTCAATGGTTTCATGATTCATGACTCCGCCGTTCTTTGCAAAGTCCTCTTCTTCTAACCAATGTGCCACAGATGTAGTCTTTCCATCCTCTGTGCAATACCAACCACCAGCGATATCCTTTTGCATCCATACAAGACGGTAGAACTTCTCAGTATCGAATACAATATCGGAGTCAATCCATAATTGATAATCGTACTTAAGTTTTCCGTCCCAAGGAATCTGATCAGGACCACGGAGTACATTCGCTCCTAAGCACTTACAACGTGCGAAGTTAACCATTGAACTATAGTCTTGACTAATCTGAATCGAAGAGCCATTTTGAACAAGGTCAAAACAGAGTTGAACGAAGTTCTTGAGGAAGATATATGATACTCCGCGTCCTGGCAGACAGAATACTATTGCTTTTCCTTTTGCTAATGCTTTCGCTTCCTCTAAATTAAAGTCGTCCTCAACCTTCTTTGTCTTAGGAGCTTTTGCTTTTACTGTAAATCCTTTTGCCATAACATGTTATCAGTACATAGTAAGTATAACACCGATCAATCAATCTGTCCAGTGTCTTATTATATAGTCGTCAATTCTTAACAACTTTTATCTCCTGAGTACGGAGATCATCACTCGGATAATGTTTGAAATATTCCCTTATATATTCTAGCTTATGTTTAATATCGTGGTGCGGAACTTTTTCCATGATTAAGTTCTCGCCAATATAGACGTTAAACGTACTCATCTTCCCATTCAGCAAGCAAATCTTCAAGGTCTTTGCGAATGTCGGGATGGTACATTAAGTGATTATCATTTTCGAGACGGAACTGAATTGATTCGTATAGTAATTCCATTGTTCCAGCGTCGAGATCGAGCTGCATTGTATCTTGTAAGTTCATTATGTTTCTATCTATACATTTTGGTTTCTTAGAGTGGTGTACGTTCGATTTTTTTTGTCAGTTTATCCCGATACTTTCTGCGACCAGTAACTACCTTCTCCATTTGTTTGTCACTATATCTAGTCGTATAATATCCCTTACTTGCCAGAAGTTTGGCAGAGTCGTCTAAAACGGTTATTTTTTGAATCATCACAATGGTAAACAGATGATCAACCTTTGTAAGTAACCATAAATCTTTTCCCTGACAGTTCAATAAAGTATTCAGAGCGTCAACTCCTCCACCCATTGTCTCTGGATTAATATGATTCGCATTACTGTGTGCTGCAACTATCACTACATCCTTACTGCCATCAAACTTATCACACTCTTCCGACACTACTTCCCAGAAGTCATATGCAGAGAAATAGTCATATACCTTTCTAAAACTGAGACGATTCTCATCTCTCGCCTTCTTAGCAAAGG